GCTCATCCTACGAGATCGCACTGCCGCGCTCGCCGCTAGTCAGCGTGACGAGCGTGCAGTATGTCGACACCGACGGCAACACGCAGACCATGTCAGCGTCAACCGACTACACCGTGAAGTCATACAACGGCATTGGACGCATTCAATTACTTGACGGTGCATCATGGCCGTCACTTGTCGGCGGCGGCGCGGGCGTGGTCACAGTGGTCTATGTGGCGGGTCACGGCTCCAGCGCAACTACGATTCCTGTGGCGCTGAAGCACGCAATCCTGATGCAGTGCTCGACGCTGTACGACTACAGAGCCACGCTTGCACCAGGTCAACAGTACGAAGTGCCCGGCACGATCAAGGCTCTTATCGCTCAATACAAGTCGGGTGAATATCAATGAACAGCGGCATGATGCGCACTCCGCTCGTGATCAAAGTGCGCACGCAGGCGCTCGGCACTTTCGGCACGCCGACCTACACATACACGACTGGCGACACAATCTTCGGCGAGATCAAAGACTCGAGCGCGGTGGAGAAGACCAATCACATGGCGCTTCAGCAGATCGTCACGCATCAGATCACGACCAACTTCTACCCGGGCATAAACAACTACGACCGCTTCACCGCAAGCCTAAGTCGCTCGACATTGGGCACGACGATCAGCACGACATTCGAGATCGTCTCAATCGTCGACTACAAGTCTGCAGGCCACACGCTCATCATGCAATGTCGAGAGGTGGATGCGTAATGTCGAGCAGTGGCAAGATCATTAAAGGCTTGGATCAGTTCCTTGATCAGATGAAGACTTTGCACAGCGACGACATCTACAAGGTCTTGCGCAAAGCCGAAGTCAAAGCGTTGACTGCGCCGCGAGGCAAACTCGCAAGCATGTACGGCACTTATGTAGGCAAGAACGATATCAATCAGACCGAGGCTCAGAAGTCGTGGCGCTGGCGTGCGAAGAAGCATCAGCCAATGCACCCGATCAGGGAGAGCCGACTGCGCATTGCGCAAAACATCTACAGCCACGCAATTATCCCAAAAGAAATTGGCAAGAACAAGGCGACTGTGTGGGCACGCATATGGGTCAGGACGAAAAATTCCTGGTTAATTGAGCACGGAAGATACCTTGATCCATCACGCGCCTATCAAGGCTGGCAAATATTCCGCAAGTTCTTTCAAATGTACGGCGCAACAATCAACGCCAAATTCACCGAAGATGTCGGCTACGGACTCGAGAAGGTCTTTGCTCGCATTGCAAAAGAAATGAACAAGGCGGCACGATGAAATTCGTAGAAGCCATCCATCTCGCATTGCAGCAGTCGACCACCGTGATCACGGCTGTGGGAAGTTCGCAAAAGATATTCCAATCATTTGCCGCGCCGACGACAGCAGTGCCGTTCATTGTGGTTGGATCGCAAAGCGACGACGCGCTCAACCCGACAATCATGGGCACTGGCGACACCGTGCGGCTTGCGACTCTGACAGTTGACTGCGTCAGTTCCAGTCTGTTGCAAGCGACCAACATCGCGGATCATGTGCGGGTCGATCTCTACAACTCTGCGGGATCGCTTGCGACCGCGAGCAATAGCCCGATGGTCATTCAAAACATTCGTATCGACGGCTCAAACATGGCCTACGACATGGGTAGCGAAGGCACTGAATACGGCGTTTTCGTATGCAGTGTCACGGTGAAGATTTGGTATGTCGCGTCGACACCAGCACCGATCACTCTTGTCACTAATCCCACACCTCCAGCACTCTAAAGGAAAAAACAAATGGCAGTAATTGTAGCAAATTCAGGAACAACATCACTCACATATAACTCAGTTGTAATTGGCGAAGTCACTTCTTTGTCATACGACGGCTTCAGCGTTTCAGCCGTTGAATCGACAAATATCAGTTCAACGACTAAGTCGTTTCTGCCCGGCATTATTACGCCAGGCACAATTTCCTGCGATGTAAATAGTGACGGCGCAAACACAGGCCAAGACGCAATCAAGGCGGCGATCACGGCCCGCACATCCAACACATTTGCGATTGCATCAAGCGATGGTTCGACCATATCGGGAAGCGCAATCGTGACTGGCTACTCGATCAAGGCATCAACCGATGCTCTGATCACAGCGTCAATCAGTCTGCAATGCACAGGCACAATCACCATCACCTAATCAGGAGCACACATGTCAATCAGAGAACAACTGCTTGCGCTCAAGATCCCGACCGCGACTGTAAAGGTTGCGGGCATTGACGGTCTCGTCTCACTTCGCGGCCTTACGGCTGGCGAGCGGGATCAATGGGAGCAGTATGTCTACTCGGAGAGAGATGTGAAGAAGGGTGTTAAGAACATCCGCGCCAGCCTTGTCGTGCGCTGTATCACTGACGAGGCTGGCGTGCGATTGTTTACTGATGCCGAGATGGATCAGGTTGGATCAATGCCTGCGAGCGTCATCGACAAGTTGTACGAGCATTGCCAACGACTCTCGGGCCTTGGGGCAAAGGACGCTGAGGAACTTGAAAAAAACTGACGCGCCGCAACGGGATACGCATGTTTATGTTCACGCTTGCGGCTGAGTTGAAAATGACAGTGGCTGAATTAGGAGATCGAATGTCCTCACAAGAACTCCAAGAATGGATCATATATCAGGGCATCGTCGGATGCCTTGACTCACGCCAGCGCGGCGATCTCGCCGCTGGCATTGTTGCGTCGACTGTCGCCAACGCGCATAGGTCGAGTCGATCTAGATCGTTCACGCCTCAGGATTTTATGGCGTATGTCGAGAAACCAAAGACAGATCCGATCGCATCATTGAAACAACTCAAGAAGCAAATGGGAGTTAAGTAATGGCAGTCACAGGCAAGATGACGGTTGATCTTTACGCGAATCCCGACCCATTCGTGCAGGGCATGAAAGCCGCCGCAGATGCCGCAAAGAAAAGCGGTAGCGGTATTGCTAGCAGTATTGAAAAGATAAATGCGAAGCAGATGAAGAATCTTAGCGGCCAACTACTTGGCGGCTTAGGTGTCATTGGCCTGGCTGACGCTGGCGCAAAGATGGCCTTGGAAATGATTAAAGGTTTTAAGAATGGAAGCGAAAAGGGATTAAGCGGAGCAATGGAAATTATTGGAAATAGTTTGATTGCAACTATCAAATCCATACCCATTGCGGGGACATTCTTTGAGATTGGAAAATCAATTGGCGAGTGGGCATCGGGAGTCGATGCGGCGAACGAGTCCATTGCAAGAAGCAATGAGCAAATGAAACGGACGACGGACATTGTCACAAAACTAAAAGCATTGCAATCTCCATCAACTGCTTTAACAAGTCAAGAAACCAAAAACGCTAATTTTGGAAAGTCTGCTGATGTATTGGCTCAAGAACAAGCACTTGCTGAAAAATCAAAACAGGCACAAGATCTATATGACTTACAGAAAATAAATGCGGCAAAACAAACAACGGACAGAATGGCTGATTACGATTTAAAGGCGGCACAGAGAAAAGAAGAAATGCTTTCAAGCAGATCTGGAGCCATGTACGACGCTAGAAAAGAAGCAAAAAATAGAGATGAATTTAAAGATAAACTAGGTCAACAAGAGGACAATCAATTTGTTGCTCTCAAAAATCAATATGACCAAGAATTGAAATTAGTCGATGCTGAGGTTGAAAAACTAAAAGCCGCACAGGATATAGGAAATCAAAACAATAAGAATGCACAAGAATCAAAACAGAATGATGCTGATTTAATTGCGGCACAATCCGCACTCGAAAAACTTCAATTAGACGCACACCAAATTGGAATGGACGCTCGGGATATTGAATTGGAGCGATTGGCGAACATGGAGGGCATGGGGATGGAGATGCTAAGCCAGGCAATGACCGCATGGGATCAGGTCGAAGCCGCGCGTCAAGCCAAAGATTTAGCCGCTGAAAATTTAAAATTTCGAGAAGACTCCAACAAGGAAGCACTCGACGGACAGAACGATCTAGCCAAGGCGCGGCAAGAATACTCCGAGACAGAAGCGGCACTCAATTCTCAGGCCGCTGGCACATCAAATGTTGAGGGTCTAAGCACCGCCATCGGATCAATCAAAGTCGCCGGGTCTACAGACTTTTCTATCGAGAAGCAGATGGACATCGCAAAGCAACAACTGAACGCGGTTGAATTGCACACCGAAATCTTGCAGGAAATCGCAGACTCGCTCAATGCGATGGGAGGAACGACATAATGGCTCTTGAATGGATTAAGCAATCGCGCTCGGCAACATTCGACCGAGACAAATGGAGCGGCACTCAAAACTATTTAGTTCGCGATGACGCTGACGCTTCCATCAATGTGTTCACAATCGCATCAGGCGCAAGCGCATACGAGGTCTTTGGCGCGGGCGACGACACAACGATGGCGACATACATGCGATTCGTATCGGCGTCATACACGCCAGCAAGCGACGGCATGGACAAAATTTGGTCTGTCGTATTCACCTTTGAATCGACAATGGGCGACGGCGTGAATGTTGTGGCGGCAGATGTGAAGACCGAGACGGAGGTCGGGTTCACATCGATCGAGACCAACATCAATGCGGAGGCTATTGATATTTGGCGCTCAGGCACGACAGTGCCATCGAACGGAACTCAAAACGATAGCAATATTGGTGGAACACCCGCTGATTCGGCTGGTGAACCTATCTCGTTTCTGTTGCCAATCACAACAATATCGATCAGAAATGTCATCTATGGGCGACCGCAGTACGCGACAATCATGGCAATCGTTGGTAAAAGAAATAGCGCCGCTTTTACTT